GTTAATCATACCAATATTTATACCCAATAAAAAAGCACTCCGAAGAGTGCTTTTTTTCCTTCCCATCCCTGGGGTAAATTTACGATCCGTCGCTGGTGAATCCAGTTGGACGACTACCTTGTTTATGATCCATATCACCAAAATCATAATTGCCCACGCCCCAAATTAAGGCAGCACTTACTATATAAAATATATATGATAACGCAGACCCACCTGTAGCACTATTCATTGCGGAACCAATATAGTTGCCAAAAAGTGCATCTAAAACACCTACAAGTGGTACTATATTAAATATACCAGTCAATACTTTGCTTTTTATTGAAGTACCTGTGCCAAACATGTGTTTGGCAAACCCATCATCCATGTTAGCTTCTTGTACATTACCTTTTTTAGCTAGTGGTGCTAAATCTTGCGGTGTGATTCCAATAGCAGCCATAAATTTATCTTTATTACCACCTGATTGATCGTATGCTTGTTTCAACCCTTGTAAAGTTTCTGGGTCTAACTTTGACATTAACGCATTGGCTATTTTTTGAATATATGGTTTTAACATATCCATAACACCTTCATCCAGTTGAACCGGGGGTTGGCTGTTCTCGTTGATGATGTTTAAATATTTTCTGTAAATTTCTGTGCTCATAACAATTCCTTTAAATTATTTATGCCGCTAATAAAAAAGCACTCCGAAGAGTGCTTTTTTCCTTCCCATCCCTGGGCGGATTCTCTGATTAGGAGAATGACAAGTTTTGAACAGCAATCTCGCCAACATAGTCAGCGGCGTTACCAAACGAACTTGCAGTATTCGTGAGTTCTACGAATCCGTAGCGAGTCATAAATGACACGACTGGTTCGAATGTTGATGGGTCAAGAACCACACCACTACTCATTAACGGAATGTAAGGGCAATAGAATGCGGCAGCATCTGCCTCACTAGTACCTTTGTAGCCAACCAATACGTTAGCAGTGTCGCTAGCGTATGAGTTAACAAACACACGCATAGCACCGTTCAATGTACCAACAAACTTGGTGTTTGTAGGAGCTTCGAATGTGCCTTCTGTTGTGCGAGCAAACGCTGAAGTAGTTGCTGATTGCAACACTGTCAAACTGGCTGGTGAAACAACAGCCCAGTTACCTGCGCCACGACGTGTACGTTGGGCGATCAAGTTAGCTGTACGGTTGATCAACACTGCCAAAGCAGCGTGTTCGTCACCCACAAACGTAGCAGTACCGGAAACGGTAGCTTGGTTGTATGTGTACTCAACAGCAGCCAGGGTGCTCAAACTCAAGAGAATCTCTTGGTCAATCTCAGCAGTGATCTCTTGTGCAAGAGCTGCCATGATTTCTGCTTCAACGTCAATACCGTGCATGGCCTGTGCGTCTTGTGCAGATTCAAATGTCCAACGTGCTTGCAACTTACGTGTCTTGGCTTCAACTGCTTGCTTCAAGATTTGAACGGAAATTTGCTTACCGCCGTTACCTTCAAGCGTTGCTGTGTTAGCGCCTGTGTAAGTTGATGTTGATGTTGTATCTTTGCCAACTGTAGAGTATGCAGTGGCAATAGTGAATGGACTCAATGCTTCTTGACCAGCTGTAACACTAGTAGCGGCTGCTGAGTTGTCTGTCAAGCTGTTGGCATAACGCACACGCAAAGTGTGAATTTGACCAACTGGGCCTGTCATTGGCTGAACGCCTACCAACTCGTTAGCAATAACTGTTGGCATTACACGACGGATAACTGGTAGAATCACACGGTTTAATGTAGCGATGTTGCCAGATGCTGTAGAACCAGCACTTGCGTTTTCTTTCAAGTACTTGCGTGTATTCTCAAGAATAACGTTCATACTGGTACGCTTGGAGCCGTTTAGACCTTCAAGTAGTGCTTCCTTGGTCTCGTCCCAGCGACCTTCTAATAATTGTTGTGACATTTAATGTCTCCTTTTTAATTAATTTAACCCTGCCAAACGCTTAATGTCGATAACATTGCTAGATTCAGCACTGTCGTCTTCAAATTGGCTACGGGCAGATTTATCGCCGGTGACTGCTGACACGGATTCTGTAATCACTTTAGAGGCTTTTACAGAGCGGTCGGTTAGAACAGCCGGTAGATACTTTTCAAATGCGTTTTTCAAACGTGTTGTTTGTACGCTTTCGAGTAAATTACGCATGACTTCTTGCTTCTCTTGGTTAAGAGGAGCCAGCAATTCGTCCATAACGTTTGCACGTTGGTTGGTCTCTTTGATCATTCGTATTTCACGCTCTTTTGACTCATTAAGAACTTTTGCATTCCTAATAAGTCGGATGGCTTCAGACAATTTTGCATCTTTGTTTGCAATGGTATCGTGCAACTTACGTACTTCTGCCTTCTCGTTGAGATGGGTAGCACCAAATTCACTTGCGTATGCTTCAAAGATACGACGACCAAAATTGTTCTCACGAGCAACTCGGATATCTTCTTGTAATTGACTGAGTTCAGCCTTTAGATGACGGCTAACAGATTGGCTCATTTTCTGTGCAGATTCTGTTACAAATCGTGCTTTCAATGCTTCCAATTGGCCACGTGCTTCACGTACCAGACGAACTTTTGTTTCTACAACATCACGTTTGTCTGTGGCGAATTCTTGAATTTCGCGAGCCAATGCATGCACAATGAAACCTTCTAGTTTTTCTAGTCCTTCATTGTGTTGCTTACGATCTCTGCGCAGTTCGCTAATTTCTTCAGCAAGTTTAGTGACCATAAAGTTGTTGAACTTTGTGGCACTTTCATTCATCTTGCTTTGGAAACGAACGCGATCTTCTACCAATTGTGCTTTTTCGGCAGCAACGGCTTGAATCTCTGCAGTGAGACCATCTGTTACCATACGATCCAGGGCTTCCACCATCACTGTTTTGTCATGTTCATAGCGTTGTGCAAACTCTTCGCGGAGTTCTGCACGAGCCTGTTCACGAGCTTCAACTAGCTTGGCTTCCCAAGCTTCGTTGATCTCCTGGCGAGTTTCCTCGGTGATCAAGTCGCTATCTAGTAACGGTTTAATAGCATCTAACATGCTTATTCCTCCCTAATTTTAAGATCTTTGATCAGTTTTACTACTTCACTTTTCAAATATCTTTGTACCTTGTTGTCCGCGCCGGCTTCGCGTGCCACTTCCAATAATCTATGACCGTACTTCATGTTCATGAGGCCTTCATAGATTGCTGTGGGATATGCATTTGGAGCACTGGGTTGTGCAACTACATCTACAGTGACGATTTCAAAATCACTGACATGTCCTGTTCTGTCGTCGACGTTTCCTGACCCACGACTTGAAACACCTAATCTAACACCGCTGTCCAACATGGTTTTAACCAGTTGACCCATTGGCGTTGGTAATATCTTCAATTTTCCATAACCTATTGCACCGTCGCACCACATTTTATCAATCATGTGACTCACACGGTCTAAGTTAATTTTAAGATCATCTGGATGATCTACTTCTCCCAGCACTGAATTTCCACCAAGAATCTGATCGTTGATGGTGTTGACTGCTTTGCGGATCTCGTGAGCCGGGTAGGTTCGTCCGTTTGCATTCTCTTTGTTGCCTTCAATGCAAATGCCTTCCATGTAAAGAGTTTTACCAGAACCATCAGGAGCATCCTCACTCAGCAGTTTTACCTGCGCTTGTGAGAATGTCAAGTGTTCTTGTAAGTAACGAGCCATAATCTCTTATACTGGAGATTTAGTGTTTACGCCTGCGGCCTGTGTGGTCACTGGCTTGGGTGCGGCACCTTGCTTAGGACTTGTTGTCATGCCCATGTCTTTTACAGACGGAGCAGGACGGCCTTGTGCAGTGTCACCAGTCATTCGAACTGGAGAACCTTGCATACCTTTTGCGCCTGAGTTCTGTGGCACTACACTTTTGGTGTTGGCACCGTCGTCGCCCATTTTAGCAGGAGCTACTTTGGTCAAACTTACAGCTTCCATCATGCCCATTTCAGGCATAATTTCAGATGTGTCATCCATTTCAATGGCGTCGCCGCCTGCATCCATGTCAAATTCTTGTTCTTCACCGCCTTCGCCGCCCATCATGGCTTCAAATTCAGCCATCAGTTCGTCCAGCTTGTCTTCTAGGTCAACCACGCGATCTTCAATATCGCCTTCACCTGCGTCACGGTCACCTTCCATGTCTTTTGTTAGATCATCGCCGGCTTCTTCTGCGCCGTCGTCAAACTCAGCATCCATGTCGTCTTCTTCACTGATGCCTTTTTCTTCAGTTTCTACGTCGTCGATCAAATTGTCAGCAGCGTCGCCGAGGAACTGATCATCGTCTTCAATACTTTCGTCAACTTCTTCAGTGGCTAGTTCTTCTTCTTCCATTAAACTTTCGTAGATTTCGCGTGATTTCTCAACAACGATATCATGAAAAAGTTCTTTAGCTTTTGCTTCTTCATCGTTAATTACGAATTCAATTAACTGTTCAAATTTTGATGTCATATTGTTTCCTCCAAAAGGTTATGGCTCATGTTTACTACTTACACAAAAGCAGTAAACTGAGCATATTTAGACGTCAAAACTGGTAGTTTTGACTAATTTATGACATGGTCAAAGGCCTGGAGGGGCGGCCGGAGGAGCATACTGCTTGCGAATATCTTTGAGTTTCTCTTTGTATTCGTAAGTTCGTACATCGTTCATCTGACGTAGCTTGCTCAACTGTCGTAGTGTCAAACGAGTTTTACGCAGTTGATTCTTTTGAGGCTGGCTATTGTCTTGAGCAACATCTTGGTAGCCTTCGGGTTCACGCTGGTAAAGTTCGTTTAAAATCATACAAGTATTTATGATGTTGGTGGTGGTGGAACTGCTGTGGGTGCTGTTCCAGCACCTGCTGGTGCACCTGGCAAGGCACCTGCATCGGGTGCACCAGCAGGTGGCATAGCGGCCAGTTCTTCACCGGTGTTGATATCTGCTTCCATACCTGCTGGAGTAATACCAATACTACGCAGATCTTGTCCTTGTGTGGTGCTTAACTCAGGCTGATCGCGTTCTTCACGCCAGAGCTTTTCGTTCTCTACAATCTCTTCTTGACTCAATCCCAGGTAACGTTCCATTAAAAAACGCTTGCTCATATAGGGCAATTGTTCCAGTGTGCTGAATGTGCCAACTCTGCTGGTGTCCATTTCTGCTTGACGGTAACTGGCAAAGTTCTGTGGTGGACCTAGCACAATATCAAAAATGCTGTTGTCGATGTTGAAACCACGCCATTTCATGAACATCTTGAATTCATCATCCAGTTTCTGCATGATTAAACGTTGCAGACGTTCACAGTACTGGTTGAATCTATACTCTTGTATCAGTGCTGTGCCTACTTTTCCGTCGTTCATTGCACGGTCTGAGTCGTCGGGACCAGTGGGCAAATAGCTTGATGGCACACGCAAACCACGGGCCATTTTGTTGTTAAAGTACTTTAAATCGTCAATTTCGCCCAGTCCTGTGCCGCCAGGTAGGGTGTCTACACTGGAACCACGTCCGTCTGCTGTTTGTGGGAAAAAGTAATCTTCGTTGATACTCAATGGATTGTAACTGGCATCCATCAAGTTTGCGCCGCCGCCATTTACAGTGGGAATTCTGCGCTGGTGCATTTCGTTTTTAACACGTTCCACAAAGGCCATGGCCATGTGGCTGGGCATGTTGCCCACGTCAATTTTAAACACTCTACGTTCTGGAGCACGGCTCACACGATAGATCAGCACAGAGTCTTCCAGCAGTTCTTTTTGTTTGTAAACTTTGAAAATGTTTTCCAGGATACTTTGTCCAAATGGCCAAAAGTAGTCCAAGCCTTCATTCAAACTCAAATGCACCACGTGCTTGGCATCAATACAGGTTTCGTTCATGGCCTGTGCAAATCTACTGTTGC